GGCGCGCTTTGCCGGGCGTGCTATTTCGGATGCTGATTTTCCACTTAAATGCTGCTTTTTCTTTCCGAAAAAGAGGCCTAACTGTACCAGGGGGAATTAGTTGTTGACAAAGGCGGGAAAATGACCGATAACACCATTACCGCAAGGATCGGTCCGGGAGCATTGTGGTGGGGTTACGAGGAGTCGCCTGGGAATACCCGGGGGCCCTCAACCCCAAGTTAACAACAACAACGACAAAGGGATTGCGATGCCGACTAAAACGCTCGATATAGAGCCTCCTTATATCCGTGACGACGCTTACGGGCTTGCCCTCTACGAAATATACCATTTGAGGTTTACCGGCCTCTGGACGCTGTTTAAGCGCGGAATAACCGGCTTATGCTGCGATAAGGAGGCCCCGATGGTTCTTCAGGAAGTTGCCGACATTGCCAGCGGACCGGTTGCCGTGCCGCAGGAGGGGGTCGACTTCGAGAAAGGCGTTCTGCCGACCCTGTCCGACCAGGGGGCACTCCGCTGCTCGATCGAATTTCAGGGGCTCAAGAAGGATAACAAGGCCAATGACCGGCTGATTCTGCGCGGCATGATGTCGGAGATTCTCGAGAACCCCGCCGAAGAAGAGCCCGGCGATCTGGCGGTGGCGATCTGCAACACGCTGGCGAAGAACAATTATCTTCCCTTCCCGTCCTACAGAAAGTTTTCCTTTTCCCTCCTGGACCTGAGCATGCGCTTTGTCGGGCAGGACCTGATGGTCGAGGTTGCGGTGACCTCCCATGCCAAGTCATCCGATTCGATTCTGCCGGTTCCGGCCAAGGCGGACGGCTCGCTTGATCTGGAGCTGATTAAAAAGCTTTCAGAAAAAGGAAGGGTCTGATGCCGCGTAAATATAAGAGCAGGATCCTGATTGAAGAGCGTATGCCTGACGGCGGGTATATCGAGCTTCCGGGAACAAAGAAGCGCAACTTTCAGACCGTTACGGAGGCCGAGGAATACATTAACGACCGCATTCAGATAGGCGATGTATGGCGGGTGGCACGGGTAACGGCAGTCTATTATATTAACCAGGAGCTGGTAAAACGATGAGTAATAACACAATAGGAGGACCTGCACAAACGGGCTATACAGGGGTTCCAAACATTAAAGCCCCGCAGGGTCATTCGGCCTCCGGCCTTCCTAGCGCGAACGCGACGCCCTCGGCAATGATTCCTCCGATAACGATCGATATCGACGGATACTCGGACACCCTTTGTGATCTGAAATATCTGCGCAAGATGGAGCAGGTCATGAAAACCCATTGCAACCTGATCAATATGGAATCTCTAAAGGAAGCCTTTGATATGTCGCCGAAGGTGCCCCGGGTTCCGGACCGGATTATGGGATTGAGTCTTCATGATCTTCAGTCCTACGCAATCCAGATTGATAATCCTGCCGCGCTGATCTGCGAAATGGGTCAGGGCGAAAACAGAAACGAATGGAACGAGCTGATAGCAAAGGCCTGCAGCGCCTACATCATGCATGCCCTGATGACCGTCAAGATCCTGCCCTGCCTCTGGAACGGGGATGTTTCAGCCCTGCTGTTTAACCGGGTAACAACATCAGACCCGCTTAAGCCGGGCGGGATAAATAATGTTGCTATAGTGGTGAAGCCGATTCGTTTTATCGAAATGCCCGTGGAAATACCGCACGATGAGGCCGGGCGTTATAACATTCAATCCGCAAACGAGGCGATTCTCGCAACGGAATATTCATAACCAACAAGGAGCAGTAAAATGGCAGAAGGAGATCAGTTCCCCGGAGAAGGAAAAGACTCGGAAGAAGTAACCGAAGGCAAATGGGCCGTGGCGGAGTCCGATGGCGAAAGCCTGAAAATCCGCAAGGAAGGGCTTAAGCTGCTTTCCGAGGCAGACAGATGGATCAAGGAAAACATCAAGGAGGGTGAGGTGCTGGTTTCCATCCGCCTTGGCATTCCACGGAAACTCGAAGTCAAGCGCGTGCTTTCGGAGGTCGAGCTGTAGCGTCAGTTTGACACACTTGTGATCCCGGATTAAGAGATCGGCTTTAAGAGCCGGTCTTTTTTTTTGGAGAACTGTATGGCAATACCCAGAGCGAATCTGTCCCAGGAAGTATCCGTCCGCCCTTATGTGGCAGAACCGACCGCCCGCCTGTTCCACCGCGACCGGGCCGATGTAAGAGGACTGATGGGGCCGGTAGGAACCGGAAAGACCGTGGTCTGCTGTATGGAGGCCTGGCGGAGGATCCTTGAGCAGCCGCCCGGGTCAGACGGAATACGACGGTCGCGCTGGGCTTTTATCCGAAACACCTATCCGGAATTAATCTCAACAACCATGAAGACCTGGCAGGACTGGGTTCCGGATGAGCTCTGCCATATCAATATGTCTGCGCCGATCACCGGCAAGATGCGCTTCCGGCTGCCGGACAAGACCACCGTCAAGGCCGAGATTATCTTTATCGCGATCGACCGCGCAGAGGATGTTCGAAAACTCAAGTCCCTGGAGCTGACCGGCGCCTTTTTAAACGAAGCCTCGGAGCTCGATGAACAGGTGAAGAACATGGCGCTGCAGCGTACCGGGCGTTACCCGGCCAAGATTGACGGCGGGGATAAGTGCTGGACCGGCATCATCATGGACACCAACCCGCCGCCGGATGACCACTGGTGGCACGAACTTGCCGAGGTCAAGAAACCTGTCAACCACAGCTTCTACCGTCAGCCGCCGGCCATTCTGCCGGTTTATCCGAAAGATCCGTCCGACCCACCTGAATACGTCCCCAACCAGGGCCAGGTAAAGGGCATCCCGCCCGCAGAGAACGTGCAGTGGCAAAGCCTGGGATACGAATACTGGCTGCGTCAGGCGCACGGCTCAGACCCGGAATGGTGCAAGGTTTACCTGATGGGCGAGTATGGATCCATCATTCGTGGAAAGCCTGTTTATCCGGAATATTCGGATGCGGCTCACTACAGCAAGGAGCCGATCGATGTATATCGGGGGCTGCCGCTTATCCTTGGATGGGACTTCGGGCTCACCCCGGCCTGCGCCTTTGTTCAGGCTACGCCCAAAGGAACGGTACAGATTATCAACGAGCGGGTATCCACCGACATGGAGCTGCGCCGCTTTGTGGAGGAAATCGTCAATCCGCTGATCCGGACCGAATATTACGGAATACCGATCATCTCGGTCGGCGACCCCGCCGGAGATGCGCGCAGCCAGACGGACGGCCGAACCTGCATGAACATTCTGCATGAGTGCGGGATCCCGACCATCCCGGCATCAACCAATAACCCGATTGCCCGCCGCGATGCGGTGAAATATTACCTGACCCGGATGAATGAAGGGCGCCCGTCCTTTAAGATCGGCCCGAACTGTCCGGTGCTGCGGAAGGCCTTCCTCGGGGAATACCAGTTCAAGGAACTTCGGATCGGCGGCATGTACGGAAGAAAGCGGTATCACGAAGTTCCGGACAAGGGATTTTACTCCCATATCAGCGATGCGCTGCAGTATGCCTTCCTCCAGATACGCGACGGATTCCAGCCCGGAGAGCCCCGGATGATGCGGGATGATTCCATTCGAGAGGTGGAGACCGCCGACATGGGCGGATGGATTTGACAGTTAATTCTTCTCTGGTATTGGTACGGCCATGGAACAAAATGACTCAATAAAAGAAGCGGGAGCCGGCCCTTCGGGAAAAATTTCTCCAACAGTTCCGACTGGTGACGGGAAAAACGGACTACTCCACGTCGCCTCGTTATCCGAGATACAGCGCGCTGAAAAGGCTGCCGAGGCAGTCGAGGCCAAGGCACTGGCTGCCGATGTGAGGATTCCACTGAAAGAACTTGAGCGATACCTTCAAAGCGTTTTTGAGGATTGCCGGAAATTTAAAGAAGACGATACCGATGTTCAGAGCATTATGATCGATTCGCTGAATCGCAGGAATGCGAAATACGATGCGGTCAAAATGGGAAAGATCAAGGAGGCCGGATCAAGCGACGTCTTTATCGGGCTGACCGGCGTAAAGTGCCGGGCGTTCGAATCATGGGTTCATGACATCTATGTTAACGCCAAGCGAAAGAGAACCTGGGACCTGAAGGCGACACCGATTGCCGACATCCCGCCACAGGACGCTCAGAACATTACCAAGGCGGTAATGGAGGAATATGAGCGGGCGCTCAGCAAGGGCCAGGAGATGACTGCTCAGGACGCTTACGGCATCGCCTCGAAAATGCGGGTCGAAGTCATTAAGAAGAATTATGCCCTCGCTAACGAGCGTGCCGAAAACATGTCCCGCAAAATCCATGACCAGCTGGTCGAGGGCGGATGGCTCAAGGCCTTCTCGGCCGGCATCATGGATCTGGCCACTTCCAAGGCAGCTGTAATCAAGGGGCCTATCATCCGTCGCCGACGCGTTCGCAGCGGATGGAAGAAGGAAGGCGGTAAGACGGTTCCTGATATCAAGATGGAGGAAATATCCACTTTCGAGCGGGTATCCCCTCTGGATCTGTATCCGGGCCGAACCAATGAAGGGGTCGATGACGGCCCTTTGTGCGAACGCATGAATATATCGCGCTCCTCGCTGGTGAGCAATCGGACGCAGCCGGGCTATAATAAGAGAAACATCGAGCACGTCGCCGTGTATTCCTCCGCTGTCCCCGCCCAGGCAACCTCCACTTTGCAGACAGAGCGAGACGAGGCAGAAAGGCGCGATACCCGCAATCTATCCGCCTCAACCGGCCCGTCGCTATCGGCTATCGAGTTCTGGTGCAAGTGTCCTGGGCGGGACCTGCCTTCCTTCGGGATCACCAAGGATCTGGAAGACGGGAATATTGATCCGCTTATGGACTACGACGTGAATGCCATCACCGTTGACGGCCTGATCGTTTATCTGACCCTGAACCCGGATGACCTCGAGCGTCGCCCCTATTCGGTTTACGGATATGCAAAAGAGATCGGCGGCTTCTGGTATATGGGCATTCCGGAACTGCTCAAGAACGAGCAGGATATCGCCAATGCATCCGCCCGGGCCCTGGTCAACAACCTGGCCATCGCCTCCGGCCCGCAGGTTATGATTCCGGATTCCAACCGTCTTCCGTCAGGGCAGAACATCACCTCGCTGCACCCCTGGAAAATATGGCAGGGAACCAATATCGGAAACACCACGGTCCCGCTGATTGATTTCTTTATGCCGGATTCCCGTGCGGAAGAGCTTTCGAATGTGCTTCAGATGGCGATAAAAATGACCGATACCACGATCGAGATGCCGTCCTATAGTTACGGCAACGACAAGGTGGCCGGTGCTGGCCGTACCGCTTCAGGCCTCTCCATGTTAATGGGAAGCTCGAACAGGGGTCTGAAGCGCATTCTTTTAGGCGTAGACCGGTCTATCTTCCAGACCATCGTTGAGCGCCAGTATGACTGGAATATGCAGAACCTGGATGACGAATCCATTAAAGGTGATATGAACTTTATCTCGGAAGGCATCGTTATGATGATCATGCGTGAGCAGCTTTCTGAAAAACGCATGGGTCTTCTGCAGGCGACCAATAACGAGTTCGATATGAAGATCCTCGGGCTGGACGGCCGGGCCAAGATTCTTCGCGACGCCATTGAATCCCTTGAATCGGATTACGATGACATCAAGCCGTCGGAAGAAAAGATCGCCCGCCTGATGCAGGAGGAATCAATTCTTCAGCAGCAGCAGATCCAGGAAAACCAGATCAAGATCGAGAAGGAAGAGCAGCTCATGGAACGCGAGGCCCAGGTGGCCATGGAAGAGGTTGAGCTTGAGCGCCAGAAACTGATCCTTGAAGCGAGCAAGATGGAACGGGCGGATAAAGCCACCCATCGCGAACTTGATATTCGTTCGGCCAAGCAGAGTCAAAGCATGGTTGAAAAGATTTTTGAACAGCAGGAAAAACCGAATGATACCGCGTCCAAATAAAATACAGGAAGAAGCGATTCGAAACATGGCCCAGAACGGCACTGCCTTCCGATTCCTGGTTGAATGGCTCGAGGAAGCCCTTGCCGACGTTCGGCGGGGCAACGACTCGCTTCCTTTAAATGAGGTCCAGGTGGGCCAGGGCAGGGCGCAGGCTTTGAATGCAGAAATAGAAATTTTAAAGGACCTCACGGGTGTGAGTCCTGATTAAAGGGATATCCGTTTAACGGCCCCTGAACCCGCGCATTTCCCGAGAGGGCGCGCAACAAAAGGAATAAACATGTCAGTACCGGAAGCAGTACGCAAGCAGGCTGAGGAAAACGAAAAGGCGCTCAATGAAGCAGCTGCACAGGCAGCGGCGGCAGAAGAGCAATCCCTCGGAACCGAAGTCGCTGCAGAAACCAAGGAAAACATGGAAGAGCTGCCAGGCCAGACCAACGATTCAATTGAGGCATCTCCTGAGTATCAGGCGCTTCAGAAGGAACTCGAATTGGAAAGGCAGCGGACATCGAGCCTAAAAGGCCGTATTGACTCCCAGTTGACGAATGCCAACGAGGAGAACAGGGAACTGAAAGCCCAGATGCAGGAGCTGAAAGACCAAATGGATGAAGTGGCGAAAGCCAGTGCAGTACCGGGTCCAAAGCGCTATCTCTCGGAAGAGCAGGTGGCTGATATGGGTGAAGACGTTCTCGGACTACAGGAAAGCATTATCAAGGGCACACTCGAAGAAGAGCTCGAAAGCGGACAGATCAAAGCGCACATACAGGGGTTATTGGATCAGAGTCTGGCTGCACGCCAGGCGACAGCTGCTCCGGCAGCCCCGGTGAATGAGCCTTTATTCTGGACTGCGGTTGAACGGTATTATCCAGGTGCGGAGCAAATCAACACCTCGGATCAAGACTGGTTTGCCTTCCTGAACCTCCACGACCAGGCAAGCGGTGTACGGAACCGGGATATCGGTGTTCATGCAATAGACGTCGGTGACGTAGTCGCCATGGTCGACCTGCTGAATGCATATAAACCCGCCGAGGCCCATGTTGGCGGTGATCGCCGACCTCCGATCAAACCCGAGAAAACAGGCGCATCTGCAATTATTCAGGAAAGCGCTCCCGGCAACTGGAAGGAAGCCGAGATCGAAGCGTTTTACTCTGACCTGCAGCGCGGCAAGTTCAAGGGTACGAAGGAAGAAGCGATCGCTATGGAAAATGATATTATGGCGGCAGCCCAGGAGGGACGCATCATCGGTTGATGTGTCCGCGTGGGATCGCCGACAAACCCAATAAACCAAGGAGAACAAAATGGGTTATCCAGTAGCAGCCGGTAAAGTGGACATCGGCGCTTCCACAATGAAGTATATTCCCACGTTGTACGCGGGCAAATTGCTGATCAAGTTCTACGAAGCTTCTGTGCTTGGCGAAATCACCAACACGGACTACGAAGGCATGATCCGCGATCAGGGCGATACGGTTATTATCCGTACCACTCCGGATCTGACGATCCGAGATCACACCAAGGGCATGACCCTTCAGAACGAACAGCCGGAAAGCCCGCCTGTCACGCTCGAAATTAACAAAGGTAAGTATTGGTCTTTTGTCACGGAAGACGTTGACAAGGTGCAGACCGACATCAAGAACTTCGTTGAAGCCTGGACCAGCGATGCGTCCTATCAGCTGCGCAACGAGATCGAAAAGACCGTTCTGCAGGACATCTACGCCGACGTGCATGCCAAGAACATGGGCAAAACGGCCGGCGCGCAGAGCTCCAGCTTCGACCTGGGAGCAAGCACTGATCCTCTGCTGATCAATCAGGATGGAAGCGGCACCGCTGATGCGCGTGTTGTGGACACCGTAGTTGATTGCGGAACCGTGCTCGACGAGCAGAACTGTCCCGATGACGGACGTTTCTTCCTGATGCCGCCGAAGGTAATCGGCACCATCAAGAAATCCGAACTCAAGGATGCAAGCCTTGCCGGTGATAGCACGTCTATTATCCGCAACGGAAAAATCGGAATGATCGATCGTTTCACGATCTACAAGACCGGTAACCTTGCGTTTGATACCACGGACGCCGCATGGCACTGCCTGTTCGGCACCAAGGTAGCAACCACGTTCGCGACCCAGCTGGTCAAGAATAAGGTCCAGGACAACCCTAACGGATTCGGCATGCTGCATCGCGGCCTGCAGGTGTTCGGTTATAAGGTTGTGAAACCCGAAGCCCTCGGTGATCTCTACTGTAAAGCAGTAGCTATCGCGTAACCGCAGCCACCTAAACTAGGAGAAATAAAATGGCAGCAGTTGATACAGCAGTAACCGCACTTTCGGGTGCGATGGCAATCGGGCCCAAGGTTCAGACGGTTCAGCGGGAAATTGACTTCAGCGTCACTAATCTCGCCGCCGCTGACTGGTTCCAGGTATTTCAGGGCGAAGCCGGCGACATCTGTCTCGGCGGCGCAGTTGAAATCCTGGTTGCGGGCACCGCAACGGCAACGTTCACCATCGGCATGGCTTCCGGCGAAGAGCTTCTGGGCTCTACCGCGCTGGATGCGGCGGCCGGAACCATCACGCCTTTTGCAAATACCGCCGGTATTGCGATCGGTGATGGCGCCACCGCTGACACCATTGACGTTGAAATGGAAGTTGCAGCCGCAGTTCTGGGTAAGATCCGGATCACGGCAGTGCTTCTGAAAGCCGGCGATTTCGCAGGCTAATCGAGACGGGACCCTTCGGGGTCCCTTCTTTTACCTTACTCAAAGACAGAGGTTTACCCATGAGCCAGTACGCATATTCACAAACAATGTTCGAGGACGAGGTTCTCGCTGCCGGCGGAACCGCAGAATCGGCCGCTATCCAGGTCAACAGCATCCGGCCTCTTGGCAACTTCGCCTCACAGCTTAAAATTACAGGCTCAGGCACCGTTAAGGCCGAGCTCTATACATCGATCAATGGAGACGACTTCGTGCTCTACGAGACCCTCTGGGAGGACGAGACGGCCACAGCCGGGAAGATCGAGGGACATTCAGTCGCTGTATGTCTTAAATTCAAAGTTAAGATTACCGAAACCGGCGGGGCAAACGGCGCAACCGTTTCTCTGTGGATTGGGGTGCAGTAATGAAGAAGCTTCTACTCACTTTCGCGGCGCTCTTAATTGCTCTGTCTTCATTTGCCCAATGGGGCGGCATTAAGCAGAAGGGCAAGGTCAAGAAGGGTAATATTATTGTATGGGAAAAAACGGGAACAATCGCCGACTCAGGCGCTAACTCGGACGTCCTCACCAATGTAGCGACCTTTACGGAAATGGTAGAGGGAACCAATGCGCCGGGAGGCTTTGCGGTCCTTGATGACCAGGGCGAACTGGACGCAAGCGTAATGACCAACTCGCTGGCTCCGTATCTGGTCGATATGGACACTGTTGCGCGATTAGACGAAAACGGGAAAATAAGCACAAATGCGATACCTGATATTGTTGTTGTCTATACTGGCGGCTCTGCCTTCTAGCAAGGCGGGGAACGCTTTTACCGAAAATGTAAATGTAAGGGTCGGTAATCAATACCTTGCCTTTCCATCTTCTGTTGGTTCTGAAGTTGAGTATCTATGCTCTGACTTTATGGATTTTTGGCAACAGATAAAAACCAGTCCGGAGATTTATCAGGAATGGCAGGAAATCACGTTTACGAATATCTGGGATGAGATTGTCACTCTCGATCTTTATGTCCTTGAGGAACGCTGTTTTGCGGAACGATGGGATGTAAACATGCGGTTCCC